GTTTCCCAGTCACGATCTGTTTCGATTGTGTGGACTGCCCCGCTATAGCCGTTCCGCTTTCAGCCGCTAATAAATCTCTATTCGTTTCCTCAATTAACCCAACCAAAGATTGCCTTTGCTCTTGTATCTGTGACAGCTCGCTATTTATATCTGCTGATTGCGCTACAATCAAACTTTGACCCAGTGTAGTCCTATTAAAAGCACCCACAACACCGCCTCGTTGCTGTGCATCTAAGTTCTTTTGAGCCTTTGTAAGTAGTTCTATCTCTCTACTTGCAATCTCTGTCAATTTGTTTTCAGCAGCGCGTATCGTTGCTGTCTTGACTAAGGATTCTCTGAAACTATCATAAGCCTTTGTTAAATCGCTTACCTTAGACTTTTCTATGTCAAGATTACCGAAATATTGAGGGCTGATGTCTTGTAGCTTAGAAAGGGCTTGTTCTTTTTCTTTTCTTGATGCTGTTTCATCTTTCAAAACCCCGATCAAAGCTTTGGCGCTTACTGCCTCTGCTTCTGTATTCGCAACCGCTTGCTTCTGTATATTATTTGTAAGTTGTACAGTTTCCCTTAATTTATTGTACCTCCCAGACAACTCCCTGGTAACGAGGACTAACCCAGCTATTGCTGTAGCAATTAAACCTATCACAGTTAATTGTTGAGCCAAATTTAAAGCCCTGAAAGCCGCCGCTAATCTAAGCACACCCGCCGCCGCGCCTGCTAAATTCTTGACAACTAAACGAAGAGACTGAATTAAAGCGGTTCCAACTCCAATTAACTTACCCGTGATGAACACAGCAGGGCCAACAGCCGCCGTAAAAGCAGCAAACCGAACTATAGTTCTTTTTGTGCCATCGTCTAAGCCCCTAAATAGCTTTACGGCTGATTGTATACGTTCGGTTAACCTTGGAAGGGCTGTATCTAAACTAAAAGCATCAGAAATACTTTGCCCCAAATCAGCGAGTGCTAGACTTACGTTATCCTTAAGGGTTGAGAAAGTACCAGCCAATGTTTTACTTTGTGCCTGTAAGCCGCCGGTAAATAACCCGCCTTCTTTTGTAGTGTCTCTTAATACCTCTTGCAGTATCTCAAAAGAGACTTTGCCATCGGAAACAAATTTACTGAGTTCTTGACCTGATAAATTCAATCTTTCTTTAAGCAAGTCAAAGACAGGTATACCCCTGTTTGCTAACTGCCTTAAATCTTGTGTGTAAGCCGCGCCTATTGCTCTTGCTTGGCCTAAGATTAGTGCCAAATCACCAAGATTAGATCCTGTACCCGCCGCAATATCACCAAGGAATTTTAACGCGTCTTTGGTTTCCTCCGCAGAGAATGAAAAGGCTAATAACTGCTTTGATGCAGAGGCAATATCTGTTAACTGGAAAGGAGTAGAGGCACTAAAGTCTTGAAGTTCTTTAAATAACTTATTCCCTTTCGAGACATCACCCAATAACACCCCAAAAGATGTTCTTAGTTGCTCAAATTGAGCAGCGGTTTTAATTGCCGAGCCGCCAACTGCCGCAAGTGGTAAGCTTATGCTTGTGGAGAGATTCGAACCAATACTTTTTAATTGCCCAGAAAACTTATTTAATTGGCGTTGAATTTTGCCTAAATCCCTGTCAAAGTTTTTAGTAACTAAGGCTAATTGTACATTTAACCGACTTAACGCCATTTCGTTTTAGTTTTCTTTAGCTTGTTGTTTCTCCCATTTTTCGCGCATGTGGCGATCATCGCGGCCAAACATCTCGAATTGTTCTTTTTTGCTCAACACCTTTGTTTCTGTAGTCGATTTATTGGCTTTTTCGTGTGGCAACTCAAGTAAATCGGTTGGCTTTATCCGCTTTCCCTTTTTTAAGTGCACACTCAAAAGAACAGTTGTTTGCCATCTGGTCCTCGATAATGCAGCCACTTCTTTCTCTTCCTGAAATTTCCTGAAAGCCAACACATAGTCAAATATCTGACCAAGGCTGCTGTTCCAGTATACAAATGGTGAAAGCCCAATAACCGATATACAATACGGCATTAGGCTAGTCCAAGTCATTTCTTGAACTTTGGCTCCTGCTTTCCCGGCCCTGGTCCCTGTTTATCTTCGTCCTCTTTGCTTTCCGGAGCAAGCTGAGATAATAGCACATCAGAAACAGTAGTCATCAAAGACACGTCCAACTCAACCCATTCGTCACATTGCTGCTCTGTAATCGGGCATGGTTTTCCCATAACTGTATGCGCCGTTTCAATTCCTCCATAAAGTATCCACGAAATGTCGTCCCACTGTATATTAGAAATCAGTTCGTCGGCCTGAGATATTTTAGGCAACTTGTATTTACTAGAAAGTTGCTTCATTAAGGACATACCGAATTGTATCGGGTAATCCGTCCCGTTTAGTTTTATATAGTTCATAGCACTGGTTTAAATAGCTTACGTTACTGTTGTTTGCGTAACTGCTCCAGAAATTGTCAAGGTCACCGAATAGGTTGAATTATCCTCAACCGGAGTAGTCAAACTATAAGAAGTTACATAAGCACTAAAAGTATATTTGGTGTCTCCCGAAGCCCCTTTAAACACACACCCGGTAAGGGTTTTGTTGCTCATTAGTGTAAATAGGGCACTCGGAGCATTTGCCGTGTATTGCGAGCTGGCATCAACATTTAGGAAACCCTCAACAGAACAAGTTCCGGAAAGTTGACCAACCGTATTAGCGGCCCAGCCATTACCCGCTGCGTCTTTATGAATTGCTTCTAGTGTCTCCGCGCTCAGGTCCATCGTTGCGCTAGTGGCGTAACCTACTGGCAAACCTCCTACATACATACGGAAATTGGTTCCGTTTATAACTCCACTCGTAGCCATTGTTTATTTGTTTTAGTTTTCTTTAGCTTTATTAAATTTTTGTCAATCTCACAGTGTAATCTTGCGATTTGGCAAATATTTCTAAATCCATATCTGTTTGAGCATCAATAGTGTCGTTATAAGACATTGTGAATTTCTCACTAGTGTTATTCCATCTGTCAAGGCTGGCCCGGACTGCATTAGCAATATCTTTGCACTCTAAATACCCAGAGGCGTAAATATCAACCTGCATGGTGTTCTCATCCAAAGGGCTGACTGAATCTTTTATATTCGTCCCAGTTTCCCGCATCTGATAGGTCACAAATGGATAAGCCGTTTCAGGCGGCGCTTTAACAGGGAAAACCTTATCCCCAACGTAGCCGCCAACCGTCGCATCACCAATCAACCTTTCATATAATGCAGATTCAACACTCATTGCAATCCTTGCCTTTTAGCTTCTGTATCAATAATTTTTTTTGCCTTAATTGAAATCAATCTTATGACACGCGATGAAGTAGAGCTTAAAGCTGATTCCATAACCCGTTTCCTAAAAGCAATCGCACTTCCAAAAAGCATCTGAGCATAAAACCCACTTGCTGTTTTTTCACTTCTACCAAAATATTTCCTTGTGCGCCTTGTCACTCTAGGCCCAATAAAAGTGCTCGCTGTTCTCTTTAGATTAAGCACCTGAACTGACCTTTTTAGGTTTCCCGGTAGAATAAAAGACCTGACAACCCCTTGGCCCCTTGGCGCTCGTATCTTTCCGACTAGCTTTGGCGTGTTGTATATGGCCGAAACGACCCTTTTGCCCTTGATTGTCCGAATTTTACCTGGCTGCACTGCCGGGTGCTTCCTGGCCGCTTGCTGAACCAAAACACCCGCCTCCCTAGTGATTTTTTGCCTCGTCTTTCGGTCTTGAATCCTAGACAATACTATTTGGATTCGTTTAAAGACCTTTTTTGACTCCAAATCAAATTGAGCAGCGTTTATTTTTAGCCCATCAGCCATTATTCAATGCTCCAACTGTTTCCTGTGCCATCACTCCACGTTAGATTGCCAAAAGTTGGCTTAACATCCGTTGTGGGTCCGCGCTGAACACTAACCCAATAATTACCAGATCCATCCGACCAATAACCATCAGCAGGAGAAGCAAAGTAATCGTCTTTGTTTGGCTCTTGCTGTGTACAATCGATTTCCATTAGGAAATTATCCGCATCAGGGCGAATTGTCTTAATCTCATACTCCTGATCCCGATACAATAGCCTCCATGTCGTTCGAATAGCTTGGCGATAATAAACCGTGAAAGTCGCGTCACCCTCTTTGTGCTTTCGCCCTGGTTGTTCCGGATCTCGGTTAACTTTGCCATAATCAACTTTGGCAAATACAGAATTAGAGCTAAACCATGTCTTTACTTCACCCCCTACATTGTCTCGCCCTTTCAAGTACATTCTAAACTGCACTTGCTGGTTTAAATCACCCGCGCCCGTTGACCGTCTTCGCTGCCTTTGTGAAATAGCCATAATTAGAATTCAAAAACACGTTCGGTTGCAATCAAATTATCCACCGCTGTCGAAAATCGCTTTACGTAATTCTCTCTATTCCAGTACCATTCCGCAACGGTCAATAAAACCGCCGTTCGTAAATAGGCCGGAATTCCAGTAGTCGAAGAATAACCCGCTACATATCGCACCGTAACCGCGTTTATTTCGTCGTATGTCAAAGGCCAAATAAAGTTATTGGCCGTTGCAATCCTCGGAAAGCCGCGCGTCGTGTCAACGATGTAATTCGAACTATTCACCGTCGCGCTATTACCATCACTATCTTTGTATGTGATACTCGTTACACTAGAAGGCGGATAAAGACTAAGCCTTAACATTGCTTCATCACTCGTACCTGATTGCGCTGGGAAGTCCTGAAAAACCTCATCAATCGTCTTTTCAATTAATACGGTATTGCTCTTTTGCTCTACCAATTGCCTCGCCGCTTTGATGTATATGTTTAATAAATCGTCGTGCGCAGTAAATGAACTATCGCGGTTTAATTGTAGCCTAACTTCAGTTAAAGAAACAGGCTCGCTCGCCGCATCTGTAACCACCGTATAACCCACACTTTGAAAACTCGACTGCATTGCTCAGATTTAGAAAAACCAGGGCCGAAGCCCCGGAAAAATTATACACCAAATAGATTTTACTATGTAGTTGGGTTACGCAAAACTTTGATTGCATTGGTTTGAATCAACTCACCATCAGCACGACGGTAGGCAGAGAAACCAACCAACAAATTGTCAGCGTAGCGCTCATCTAGTCTCAAGAAAATAGTGTCACCTGCAAAGCGAATGATGTATTTAGAGAAATCACCAAAAGCGATAGGTTTGTTACCTGCACCAAATGAAGCCATATCATAGTTAACTGTATATGGACGACCCCAAATAGTTGAAGGCTCGCTATCTCTCATTGATGGAACCCAAATAGGTCTTGCATCAGATGAACCTACGTTTAGTTTCTTGATAATACTTAATGCATTGTCAGAAAGCATGAAACGACCATTTACCCGATAAGCAGCGTCAACACTGTGAATCAAGTCCACCAATTCATTAGCTGTAACTGTAGAGTTAGAAGCTGAAGTAGTTCCAACACTTGCCGCCGTCACAAAGCCGTTTGGTTGTGAGGAACCAGTTCCAGTGGTGAAATGGTTGTTTGTAATAGTTCCTAGCCTGCGACCAAGCATCTCTGCAAGTTCTGAAGGGAGATCAAAGGCGCTATCTTGAAGCAATTGCCAAGAAACCTTAACAACTCGGCTGGTATACATGTACGCCTCAAGTTGTTTTCTGGCAAAGGTAATGTCGTTCACAGTGTCCGCGCTTCCTTCAGTCAGGATTGCCCCGGTTGCAGCAGTGTCGTCAACGGTAGGCCAATCAACGGTATTACCTGTAGCTGTCCTTACTATTCTAGCGGCTTGCAACATACCACCCCATGCCACCATTCTTTTCTCAAGTTCATTTGAGAATCCTTGAGGGATAGTAAAACCCCCGGCAGTTGTGGTTGTGGTTTGTGGATCGGTTCCCCTAAACTGTACCATTACATTACGCTCCGTATTGGTAAGGTTTTGCGTACCTTGACGACAATACTTGAAAAACACTTCTTCATAATCTTTTTCAAGTTCTTCTTGAGTCTTAGAGGCAGCAGGTTTGATAGTTTCTCCTACTTGGGCTGCTAATTCTGCCTCTCTTGATTCATACGCTTGTTGGCGGTCAATTTGCTTGGAAAGTTCAGAAAAATCCTTCTCGTACTTGTCCCACTGCAATTCCTCGTCAGGCAGCATTTTTTGATCTTCGCGAGATTTCGCCCGGTCCATCAATTCTTTTTGCTTTGCCCAAACACCCGCGCGATCATCGCGTAGTTGTTTTGCACTTTTCATAGCTTTATTGTTCGTTTTTGTGTTTATTAATTTGGATTAAAGCACCATTTGATTTTTCAATAGCTTTAGTCTGCGCTCGTAATCCTCAATAGTTTTAGTTTCCTTTTCTGGTTCGGCTTCCTCCTGTTTTTTACCCTGGACTTCTTCCTCTTGCGATTCCTTAATAGGCTTCACAATAATTTGTGCATCTTCACCGAATAGTTTTTTAACTTCGGCTAATAAATCGTTCTCTGTGTATTGTTTCTCTTCTTTCTTTTCCCGTGTCTGTTCCTCTTTCTCTTGTAGTATTTCAGCGAAAGCCCGGTTTAACTCTGCAACCGTCATTTTTTCCGCGCCAGCAATCTCTTTCGTGTCGTAATCTTCTACTTTCTCAATAAGTCCAAGGTCTTCTAATTCGGTTGCTGTTTTCCAGTGATCTTTGTAATCGTAAAACATTGCCCGAATTTCTTCTTCTTCCATGTCGGCAGCCTTTGCAAAAGTGGCAATGGCCGCATTGTCAAAAGCGTCTAATTGTTCCGCTGTTTCTCGCATATCCTGAGCCGTACCAATTGCAATCGTGCTAGTACTGTGAATCATCGCCTTGCTATTGATAGCAGCATGACGAACATCACCTGCTAGCCAAATATCAAATGCCATACTCGCTGCAATGCCGTCTATGTAGGTGTGAACCTCAGCTTTTGAATTGCGAATAGCCGTTATAATGGGGTCGCCGTGAAAAACAGAACCCCCAGGGCTATTAATTCTTACATCAATGCGGTTATATTCTTTTTCTAGCTTCCTGATTGCCTTGACAAAGGCTAAATCAGTGATGCTTTCCTCGTTTAACTCAGAATCCCACCAAAAATCTTGTCCGATAAAACCGTAAAGGAACATTTCGGCCCGCCCTTCCTTTTCGCCCGTTATAACCCGGCAATATTTGTCTTGAAATACGCTTTTTACCGCCTGTGGGCGATTTTTACCCGGCTTGGCTATTCTTACCACATATTCCCCTTCATTTTCCTCTACCGCCGTCAAATTGCTGTAATGCTCCGGTTTTAGCTTTTGCCTTAATGTCTCTGCTATGCCTATACTCTTAATCATTGTTCTTGTGTTTGTGGTTGTACTACATTGTCGGGCTGGTTGTTTGGGATGATTTGACCGTTTTCGTCAACGGTTGCCATGTTTTGAGGAACCAGGTATTCGTCTAACCCTTCCACGCTATTTAGTTTTTCCATCTTCCGCACCTCATTCCGACTCAACCAGCCGTTTAGAATACCTGATTGATACAATTCGGCTCGACTCTTAGTATCGCCCCTCAACAGTGCATCCATGTTTAAGCGCGTCTTAATCCGTCCTTTTTCTTGTTCTTGGTATAATTTTCGGTTGCATTCCTGTTCTAATCGCTTTGCCCAGGGTCGAATGGTGTATTTTGCGAATTCTAAGGACAGAACCTCGATATTATTGAAGGTTGCGCGGTCTAAGTTTTGGAGCATATGAACGGGAACACCTGTCATTCGGCTTACATCTTCCACACTGAAGCGTTGCGCTTCTAAGCTCATGGCGTCTTTAGGGTGGTTCGACATCGGTTTAAATGTCATTCCTTCCTCTAAAATCGCCGTACCGCCCGTATTGTCTACGCCTGAATACCTTGTGTTCCAACTTGTTCGGACTCGATTATATGCCGCGTCTTTTAAAGTGGCCGGGTGCTCCAAAACGCCGCTTAAATGCGCTCCTTTGGCAAAATAGGTGCTTAAATAATCCCTGTTTGCAATGGCAAGGCCCAAGTTTTCCCGGTGAGCATCAATAATTCCTAATCCAACAACGCCGTCAACCGACAAGCTCTTTAAGTGGATAACATCATCTTGGTTGTATTGTATCCGGTCGGTATCATTGACGTAAAATAGCTTTCCATCCTCCAAAACGACCCTAAACTTGCTCGGATCAAGCAAAGTTAGTCTGATTGGCCTATTGCTAACCCTCCTGCGTTCAATCAAGGCCAACCCGTTACCAAAAAGGCATGTGTTGATAATTAAAGCCCCAAAAAAATCAAATGAAGTATATAAATTCGAAGGTTCAACGTCAATCAACTTGTAAACCGGATGCTCGAAGCGCGTTTCTATATCGCCGTTTGGCAGCTTCTCAATAACTTCTTTAGGTAAGGAGCCTATTGTCTCACTCAGAATAGCTAAAGCCCTCCAAATAGCCGTAATTCCAATAGTGCTTTCTAGCCCTACGTTTACACCTGCTTTTGACTTCGGAGCATATATACTTTGAAGCCACTCGTCAGGCTTGGCTAAATTGGTCGATGGGTTCTCAGGCGATGCCTTTTGTACATCGACAACAAACCAACTCTTTAATCTGTCCCAAAAAGAAACCGCCATAGCGCGCAATTAAGACATTATAGCGGTAACACGTTGTTAATATCATTAACAAATATAAAAAGGATGTAGTAACAACCACATCCTTTGAAAATATACTATAAGGAAAGTAAATAATATTTTACACAAACTTTAATCCATTTTCCATTGTTGAATGCCTGTTCTGAGACAATTTCACGCGAAAAGTACCATAAGTAAAATTTTGAGCATAGCCATAAAACATCCTTTCTTCCTCTAGCTTCTCATAAGCCTGTTTGTACGTCGAATCAACGCCCAAATCGCGCTTAATCTCCCAAAATCGCGCAAAATAACCTCTTTCGTTGTTCGTCTCCGCTACATTAGCAGGGATTGAATAAAATATGTCGTTTTTCATAGCTTGGTGTTTATTTGCTGTATAAAAATACAAAATTTCTACCTAAATAACCCTTATTTCTCGTTCTTCGTAGACGGATTCATGCTGCTTTGGCATACTGTCAATATAACCACCCATGCACATCGTTAAAACAACCATACCGTCTATTTTTTTGCGTCCTTTCTTGTGATTAGTTCCTTTTCCTGTAATTCTATCACTTTTGTCCAGCATCATCTGCCCTCCTGTGTTCTTTCGGATCTCGGTATTGGAGAACATCCAAGACAAAACTTTATTGCTTCCGTGATGCAATCGACCGGCATTAATAATCTTTTGCAAAAGGATAACGGGTGCAGTCATTGTCCTGTAATTTTGAGGGAAAGCTTGCACTTCAAAGCCTTCATTTAACAATTGATTCATTAATTCAATAGCGAAAGCGGAGTCTGCAAGTACTTTATCAAACAAAAAACGCTCGCTGTCGGCCTTTATAACATTTTTGATATGAGTAGTGTCGGTAATATTTCCAGGCATAGGCATTACTAGACCTTCGTCAATCCACTGCTGATAACTTACTTTGTGTTCTCTACTCCTTTTATCAACCAAATCCTCTGGGATAAAAGTCCTTAAAATGAAAGAAAATTCACCATTTTCTTTGTCTTCTGGAGGAAATAGATAGCCTAAGCAACTCAAATCATCTGTTCGACCTAAATCAAAGGACATAAAACATTTTCTTCCTTCAAATTCAGATTCATTCAATAGCTTCTTGCCCTTGGCCCATCCAGACTCCTCCGCAAAACTAGATTTTCCGCGCTGCCATATATTAAAGTTCTTAACCTTGCAGCTTATCAATGTTTCGCCGCCTTCTGATACCGCTTTTTTCATGGTGTCCTCTAGCACATTCATAGGGGGTAAACCGTGATTGATACCTGGTGCGCATTGTCGCCAATACTTTTTATTCTTCCACTTTATTGGATTGTCAAGCGCGTAGATAAAGGGCATTACTTTATCATCCTCAATCAATTGATTTAATACATTGGTATAATACTCTTCTTTTTCAGCTAATGGTCCGTATGGATGAAAGCCTCGCGTTGTCGTGAATAAAAGCAATGGTTGTTTTCTCAATACCATCCCCGATGTTAAATTGTCTGGCACACTCGTATTTGGGTATTCGTGGTATTCATCGATAATAGCTAAAGCCGGGTTTACACCATCCAGGGTGTTGGATTCATAAGGCAGAGTTTTAAAGAAATTCTCGCTACTTGGCTGTATTAGTGTATGCCTCATTTGAGAATCATAGTACTTAAAATCCTCTTTAAACTCTGGATATTCTTCTGCTAATTGTATAGCTATCCCCTTAGCCGCCTTCCATACAAACAATGCTTGTTCTGTCTTATTCGCTACAACATAGTTCTCTGCCGTTTGCTCTCCATCAAAAAAAGTCATCAATATAGCTATCAAGCCGCCGAATGCTGACTTGCCGGACTTTTTGGAGGTATTTAGCATGGCCTCAGTAACCAGCCTATAGCCGTCTTTCTTTTTCAGCCCGAACAAATAAGCTAAAAAAAAAGCTTGGTGAGGGTGTAAATCAAACGGTTTGCCTTTCCAACTGCCTTTAGTGTGTTTGCACAAAGAAGTAATTTCAATTACCCTTTCCGCCTCCTGTTCATCAAATTCGTACTTCTTAGCCAACCGTAGACAGTGTTGAACAGCTTTGTATTCAAGTTCGCCAGCGTTTACCGTTTTATTCAACACGGCTTTTGCATACTCGTTCCAGGGCTTGCTAATCAATTAGCGATTCGTTTGGGCCTTAAAGATGCAAGTTTAGTTTTCTTCGGCTTCTCTTCTGTCTTAGGGTCCATTCCGTACCTATTGCGACCACCTGGCCCTAGTTTCAACGTCTTAGATAGTTGATTGGCTGTATTTACATGAGCATTTCGAATTCGCTCTATTCTGACCTGTTCGATTTTTCCATCCTTGTCGATCGTGACTGGGAAAC